AAGATATTTATTAAAAAATATATAAAGATTTCTTTTTGCATATCCTTATATGATTTATTAATGAAATGATAATGAAATATTACATATAACTATCATTAATTTCAAGAATATATTTATGATATTTATATCTATCAAATATAGATAGATTATTTATTCTTTGAAGTTTTTCATAATTTATGATTAAATTTGATTTATAAGATTGATATGATAATATATTCAAATCTTTTTTTATTTATATGAATAATTTTAAACTAATTTTTAATATTTTTTGTTTCATCAAACGCTTATTTATAATTTCGTTTTATTTTATTTTTTACATTTTGAAATTAAAAATTGATTTAAATCTAATTATCATTAAATCATTAAAAATGGAAGATAAATCAAGAGTAGGAAATAAATGGTTGGAAGAAGAAGATAATCAATTAAAGAAAGAATTGGAAGAATATAAATTAGATTACGAGCAAATTGCAAATAAACATAAAAGAAATGTTGCTGGAATTAAAGCACGAATAATAAGTCATATCATATATCCTAAATATTTGAATGAAAATATTGATTTGGAAACTTTATCAAATTATTATTGTATTGATATAAATATTATTAAGAAAATGATTGCTAAAATTGAAATGAAACCTAATAATAATAAGGAAATGAAGAAATTAATAGAGGAATGAAAGAAATGAATAATAAATTAGATATTATTATTGATTTAATTAAAAAATTAGTTAAAGAATAATAGGATGAAATATAAGGATATTATTATTATAGGTGGAGGGGTTGCTGGATTAGCATTTGCGAATGAAACGATTAAGAAAAATCCGGAGACAAGGATTAGGATATATGAAAGAGATAATCAAATTGGAGGATGTCATAAGGTAGATAGGAAATTATATAAAGATGAATATTATTTTTGCGAACACGCTCCACGGATTTATATAAATAATTATGTGAATTTTATTCATCTTCTTAAATCTATGAATATGGATTTTTCGAAATTATTTGTGAAATATAAATATAATTTCTTCGATATTTCTAATAAAATCATTCTTGATAATATATTCAGTTTTTATGAATTATCTATTATAACTCGTGATTTCCTCTTCACAATCTTCTCTTATGACTATGGAACAAATATTAGTATGGATGATTATATGAAATTTAATGAATTTTCACCAAAAGCGATGAGTGCTGTTGATGCCTTTTGTCGTAGTTTTGATGGTGGCGATAGTTCTCGAATTTCCTTAAATCAATTCATATCAGTAAGTATCCAATCTCTTTTTTATAATATATATCTTCCACGAGTTCCTAATGATGAGGGATTATTTAAAGGATGGTCTAATTATTTAAAGGCGAATAAAGTTGAAATCGTTCTTAATAAAGGAGTTAAGGAATTAAAAACGGAAGATAAGAAGATTAAATCAATTATTTTAGAAACAGGTGAAGAGATTAAAGGAGATTTGTTTATAATTGCGATGCCTCCAATAAATTTCTTAAAAATCCTTAAAAATAATGAAGAGACAAAGGAAGCATTTGGAGATTTGAGGAGATTAGAAGATTTCACGAATAAAACTAAATATAATGATTATATTTCTATGACTTTTTTCTGGGATTTTGATATGAATTTGGAAGATGATAAATTTGGAGTTTTAGAAACCGAATGGAATTTATCAATTATGATTATGAGTAATTATATGAAATTTAAGGAAAGTAAAGCGAAGATTGTTATGAGTATTGCTATTGTTTTAACGGATGTTAAGAATTCCTTATTAAATAAAACGGCGAATGAATGTAATGAAAAAGAATTGATAGATAGTGTATATCATCAATTATTAACAAAATTTAAAAATATTCCAGAACCTACTCTATATTTCATTCATAATTATTATGATAAAGATTTGAAGAAATGGAAATCAAATAATTCAGCATTTATTAAAATTCCTCATATTGATTATTTGGATTTTAAAAGTATGAAATTTAAAAATTTATATAATCTTGGAACTCATAATGGAAAACATAAAAATTCTTTCACTTCTATCGAAAGTGCCATAAGCAATTCCCTCAAATTATCAAATATCATCTTTCAAGAAAAAACCAAAATTAAAAGATGTTTTGATTTAAGAGATTTAACAATCATCATCATCGCCTTCATCATCTCCATCCTTTTATTCCTCAAATTTAGAAAAAGGATTTAAGAATAAACAATTTTAAATCCTTAAATACTTTTGAAAAGATGGAATTATTTCAATATTTTTTATTCTTTCATAAAAACAATAATGGAAGAGGAAAATAAAGAAGTTGATAATAATAAGAAGGAAATGATTAATAGTCCAAATGAAGAAAGTCCTAAAAATGAACCAAAAAAAGAAGATATTTTTATAAATATTCCTATAAGAACTTCGAGTTATGAATATGTGAATGAATATGTGAATGAGGCGAATAATACGAATGATGATATTCGTGCGGATTTGGTGAATATTCAAATGAATATAAGTGAAGAAGTGGCAAATGAAGAAAAGGCGGATAAACTTCTTGAATTGATTAAGAATAATAAAAAGAAGATTTCAAATAATTTATATATAATTTCTTGTAAATATGATATTATTTATTATAGATATAATTCAATTTCATTATCTCTCTTAATCATCTCGACGATAATAACTTTCATAGAGGCAATTCGACTAACCATCATTGATTATGATACACGATTTAAGGGATCCGAAATTAGTAAATATATATCACATGATACGATTTCAATAATAATCAACTGTTTTTCATTATCATTAAGCACGATTTTAACTATTTTAAGTTCAATTGCGAGATTTAAGAATTATAAGGAGAATATGGATAAATTAAAAGTCATTCACGATACATTATTTAATTATAAAAATCTTTATGAAAGAGAACGAGATTTGATAAATTATTATAAGATAAATAAGGAATTAAATAATGAAATTTTTAAGAAAATTCAAGATACAATCGAAGATTATAATAAGGAAATTAAGAGTATAAATATCTTCGAAAATATTAGAAACACGGATATAATCAAATTTAATAATATCAAAATTAATCACGATTTAAGACTTCATCAATTAGCATCAAAAAGAGAAATAGAATTATTGCGTATTAATAAATCTATGGAGAAAAAAAAAGAGGATATTAAAAATCCCAAACCTATTAATTGTTATGGATTTAATTAGAATAAGCAAGACCACCCATACCTGAAAGGATACGAAGGACATTATAATTCGTAGTGTATATATAAATATTACCATTAACCGAAGAACCAACGGAAAGAATAGCAGTATCAATACGAGACATATTAAGAGTGCCGGAGGGTTGATGTTCTTCTGGTTTAATAGCAAATGAATAAACATTTATACCCTTATGGAAAACATCAGGAGTATTTTCGTGATGTTGATAAGGTTGAACGAGAGAAAAATATTCGCCATTACGCTCGGCAAAACGATCATTTCCGTTAAGTTGAATTTTAGCAGTTGTTATGGGATTTTTACCAATATAAGTATTATTATCAGTATTGCGATCAGAGAAATTAGTCCAATAAAGTTTAGCATCACCTGTAGTTTGTGTAGGTTTAACATACCATACAAGTTCCTTACAAGGATGATTGAAATTCATACGAATTGATTTAGTAGATGAAATATTGCCTGTTATAGCATCGCTTCCTGTGAATTGAAGTTGTTCGATAAGATATTCGTGAGTAAGTTGAGCGAAACGACGGCGTTCATCAGTATCAAGGAAAATATAATCAACCCATAGAGAAACATCGCTTAAAGATACATTTGAAGGACTACCAGCAATTTCGCTATTATCTAATGAAGAAGATGTGATAGCAGTTCCATTTTTAGCGAGCATAGTAAAAGCACGATTAGAGAAATTTTTAGAATTATCAACTAAATTTGTTCGTTCTTCAAATTCGATATTAATTTTAACTTCGTGATATTGAAGGGCAATAAGAGGAAGTGCAAGACCTACATTTCGACAGAACCAGAATTCGAGAGGAACATTCACATAATAAGATTGTTTAGCTGCGAGATAGATGGAATGATTATATCTATCACCACCAACCATTAGATAATATCCATCACGCTTTCCTGCTGGGAGAGAAAGTTCATTCCATACATATAACCATTCGGCATAATGTTTATCTATACGCTGACCGCCAATTTCAAGTTCAATTGTTTTTAATAGTTTTAGTCCAAAATATGGAACTAGTGCAATTCCTTTATTCTCATCCGTAGCAGTAGTAGCTTCTTCATTAGTATTTGTGAATTTAGCTCGCAGATAGACACGATTGATTAAATCACCATTACGAGTTATTTGACAAGTTACACGAGAACCAAATCCAGCATTTCCATTAAAAGTTTGTTCTATTGCTTCAATAGCAAAATTAGTATGACGACGATAAGCAACTTTGAAAAAAGTAATTTGAGGATTACCAGTTAAATAAACATCTTGAGCTCCATAAGCGACAAGTTGAAGAAGACCACCACCCATTTATGCTATATTCTTTATACTATAATAGGAGAAAAAAAAAGAATAATTAGTTTATATTTAATTAGAATAGGCAAGACCACCCATTCCAGAAAGAATACGAAGAACATTATAATTCGTTGAATATACGAATAAAGTTGATTTAGAATATAAATATGTGTTTCCACCATCATACATACCTAATTGAAGCATAGCAGTATCAATACGAGACATATTAAGAGTGCCTGATGGTTGATGTTCCTCTGGTTTAAGAGAAAATGAATAAACATTTATACCAGCATTATTAGGAATATTTTCGTGATGTTGATAAGGTTGAACGACATTAAAATACATACCATCACGAGTAGCAAAACGGTCATTTCCATTTAATATTAATTTAGAACTGACAATAGGATTTGAAGGATATTTAAGTTCCGCATTATTTCCTGTAATACCATCATAACGAAGTTTAGAATTTATCAGTTCAGCAGTATTATCATCGGCATGAACTATACTATTAACTTTGGTAGTATAATTAAACCAATTATTAGAATTATTATCGCTATTGGTTACAAACCATATAAGTTCCTTACAAGGATGATTGAAATTTAGTTTAACCTTGGGATCTTTTGATGATACACTTTCTTCACCTGTGAATTGAAGTTGTTCGATAAGATATTCGTGAGTAAGTTGAGCGAAACGACGGCGTTCATCAGTATCAAGAAAAATATAATCAACCCATAGAGAAGCAGAGAAATCAATACCAGTACTTCCTGAACCTAAACATTTTGACTGATTTTCAAAATTGATATTAATCTTAACTTCGTGATATTGGAGAGCGATAAGAGGAAGAGCAAGACCTACATTTCGACAGAACCAGAATTCAAGAGGAACATAAAGAGTAGATTTTATAGTTCCAATAGTTCCACCATAAGCACCAACCATATCATTCCATCCACCTCGTTTGCTTACAGGAAGAGTTAATTCATTCCATATATACAACCAATGGGGATAGTGTCGATCTATACGCTGACCTCCAATCTCTAATTCCACATAATTAAGAACACGAAGACCAAAATATTTACAATAATTACCTGTTCCACTTAATTTTAGTTGAAGATAAACACGATTGATTAAATCACCATTTCGAGATATTTGACAAGTTACACGAGAACCATAACCAGCAGTTCCATTAAAAGTTTGTTCTATCGCTTCAATCGCGAAATTAGTATGGCGTTTATAAACACCTTTGAAGAAAGTAATTTGTGGATTACCAGTTAAATAAACATCTTGAGCTCCATAAGCGACAAGTTGAAGAAGACCACCACCCATTTATGCTATATTCTTTATACTATAATAGGAGAAAAAAAAAGAATAATTAGTTTATATTTAATTAGAATAGGCGAGACCACCCATTCCAGAAAGAATACGAAGAACATTATAATTAACAGCATATATATATACACTACCATCGACACTCGCATTATTTTCAACTGAAAGAACAGCAGTATCAATACGAGACATATTAAGAGTGCCTGATGGTTGATGTTCCTCTGGTTTAAGAGCAAATGAATAAACATTTATGCCACAATTACGAGGAATATTCGTATGATGTTGATAAGGTTGTACATAATTGAAATAAGTTCCTTCTCGTTCAGCAAAACGGTCATTTCCGTTTAGTTGAAGAAGACATTTACTAAACGGATTTACGGCACCTGGAAGGAAATCAGGTTCAACATTATAAACAATTTTAGTTATATATGCAGTTGCATTAGTATTATCAGGGTCACTATATTCGTGGATTGCTTTATTTAAAGCTTGTGATTCACCAATCATATCACTACCAGTATTAAAACTATTATTTGCTTTAATGGTGTAATTATACCACTGATTTGTATTAACAGAAGTAGAATATTTACCTACCCATATTAATTCCTTACAAGGATGATTGAAATTTAGTTTAACACGAGTATTCGATGATGCTTTTATCGCCTCACCGCCGGTGAATTGAAGTTGTTCGATGAGATACTCGTGGGAAAGTTGAGCGAATTTTCGGCGTTCATCAGTATCAAGGAAGATATAATCAACCCATAGATTAACATCACTTAAAGCAGGAACAGAAGTAACTTCTTCGGTATTACTAACATTTATTTTATATAAACAATTTTTAGATTGTTCAAATTCAATCTTGATTTTAACTTCGTGATATTGAAGAGCGATGAGAGGAAGAGCGAGACCAATATTGCGACAGAACCAGAATTCGAGAGGGATATATAGAGTAGCACCTGTCTTTGTTATATCTTTATCGGCACCAACCATAAATTCCCACGCAGAGCGTTTGCCTATTGGAAGAGAAAGTTCATTCCATATATATAACCAATCGGCATAATGTTTATCTATTTGTTGTCCGCCAATTTCAATAGAAACTGATTTGAGGAGACGAATACCAACATAATTCACATAATAATCACCTGCGGTTTGAAGTTGTGGAAGTGTAACTTGGAGATAAGCACGATGAATTAAATCACCATTTCGAGAGATTTGACAATAGATAGTATTACCATAACCGACGGCACCAGTAAAAGTTTGTTGTATCGCTTCCATAGCGAAATTGGTATGACGACGATAAACGACTTTGAAAAAAGTAATTTGAGGATTACCAGTTAAATAAACATCTTGAGCTCCATAAGCGACAAGTTGAAGAAGACCACCACCCATTTATGCTATATTCTTTATACTATAATAGGAGAAAAAAAAAGAATTGTTATTTATATAAACATATTTATAAACATTTATTATTAGATAAATGTTTAAGGATAAAACATCTAAAAAGCGTATTCATAATAATAAGGATTTATCAACTTTAGATGCGATGCATAATAAAGTTATAAATGATTTTTCCAATAAAATTGAAGAGGAAAGGGAACATTTAAAACGGATTAAGAATTTAGAAGATGTTATTAATGATATTAATAAACAAATCATTTATTATAATAAATCAAATGAGATAGGGGAATATGACGATTATTATAATGATTTATGGAGTAGTAATATTAAAATTAAGGAGGAAATAATCAAATTAAAAGAAAATATTAAGAATTTGAATAATTATAATGAGATCGAATATTATGAAAACACTAGTTATATCTTATTCAATTATTATGATATGATTGATAAACAATCCAATATAAAAACTTATAAATATAAAAATAAATCCATCATAGATTTATTCAATCCTACGCCAAATATCGAGAAAGAAGATGATAAGATAATCGAGAAGAGTTTTCTTGTAGATGAATATTTATCTATCACTAATAACAATCATATTAAAAAATGTTCCAGCGAAAATAAGGATATATGTAGGAATTGTTCGAATGATTTAATTTGTATTCAACAAGATGCCATTATGATTTGCGAAATATGTGGATTTCAGGAACCTCTTTTAATAGAACAAAATAGACCTATTTTAAAACAAAGCACAAAAGATACATCTCATTTCAGTTATAAGCGAATAAATCATTTTAGAGAATGGTGTAATCAAGTTCAAGGGAAAGAAAGCACCGACATTCCTAATGAAGTTTTTGAACAGATTTTAAGTGAGATTAAAAAAGAAAAGATAAATGACACGAAGAATATATCTTATAATAAAATGAGGGAGATTTTGAAACGATTACGGATTAATAAATATTACGAACATATTAATTATATAATTAATAGGATTAATGGAATACATACACCACAATTTTCACCAGAATTAGAAGAAAAATTATGTAATATGTTTAGGGACATTCAAGCACCTTTCCTCAAACATTGTCCAAAAGAACGCAAGAATTTCCTTTCATATAGTTATGTCCTTTATAAATTCTTCCAGATATTAGAATTGAATGAATATCTAAAATTCTTTCCACTTCTCAAAAGTCGTGAGAAATTATACGCCCAAGACCAAATTTGGAAAAAAATTTGTGAAGAATTAAATTATAAAATCATTCCCTCTTTATAATTTAAGCAGGGAAACCTACTAAACGGAAACCGGCACCTAGACCGACACCTTGACGAGCACCAGCAGAAATAGAAGGAGAAACTAAATCAAATACAGAGAAAATAGCAGCTGCCGTTAGAGCAATAATTGCAACTTCGCTTCCTGATAATTTATTCTTTGGTAGAACCCACGCTATTATAGCGACGGCAGTCGCCTCTATGAGATATTTAAGTAATTTAATAATCATTTCCCAAACATCGAAAGTATATTTTGCTTCCGCCATCATCTTTATTAATTAATAAAAAGAAAATAAAAAATAGATATAAGATTTTTATTATTTATTATTTATAGAATATGACAGAGGAAACAATTGTATCTACAAAAGAAGTTGATTATCTTGATGAGGATAAACCCATTCGCAATCAAAATTATTGTCTTCTATCCTTCATAAGTCCAGAAGATGTCCTTAAAAATAAAGAAGCATATTATTTCTCACGATTTTTAGATAATTTCTCAAAAGATATGAATACTCTTTTTGATAATCTTGCGAATAAATATCAAGATGATAAGGATATGATTAATGGAATTCGTGATAATCATTCTTATATCTTCAAAACAGAGGAAATGAACGAACAACTAAAATTCTTCAAAAATGCTAAATCAAGTGATATTGAAAATGATTTTCATCGTGAGAATAATTTCACCACCAGTATTCGTGGAATTAAGGTAAGAGGTGTTTTTGATACTATCGATGAAGCAAAAAATAGATGTGAATTCCTCAAAAAGATTGATAATAAATTTGATATTTATATCGGTCAAGTAGGTTGCTGGTGTCCTTTCTCTCCCAATCCTAATGATCTGGAAAATCAAGAATATAGCGAAACTCAACTAAATACCTTAATGAAAGAATATAAGAAAAATATGGATAGTAAAGATGAGATATTCGATAAACGACGAATTGACATCATCAATTCCTCCAAAAAAAATAACGATTTAGCAACAAATCTTCAAGAAGTCGATGCTTGGTCTGCTCGCAAATTAGAAGATGTCAAGGAGGATACGAAAGAAGATGTCAATGAGGATACGAAAGAGGATTGATAATCAATTATTTATTTTTATTAGTTAATATATATTAAAGAATTATTAAGGAATTATTAAAGAATTATTAAAGAATTATTAAGGAATTATTAAGGAATTATTAAGGAACTATTAAGGAATTATTAAGGAACTATTAAGGAATTATTAAAGAATTATTAAGGAATTATTAAGGAATTATTAAAGAATTATTAAAGAATTATTAAAGAATTATTAAGGAATTATTAAAGAATTATTAAGGAATTATTAAAGAATTATTAAAGAATTATTAAGGAATTATTAAGGAACTATTAAGGAATTATTAAAGAATTATTAAGGAATTATTAAAGAATTATTAAAGAATTATTAAGGAATTATTAAGGAACTATTAAGGAATTATTAAAGAATTATTAAAGAATTATTAAGGAATTATTAAAGAATTATTAAAGAATTATTAAAGAATTATTAAAGAATTATTAAAGAATTATTAAGGAATTATTAAAGAATTATTAAAGAATTATTAAGGAATTATTAAGGAACTATTAAGGAATTATTAAAGAATTATTAAGGAATTATTAAAGAATTATTAAGGAATTATTAAAGAATTATTAAAGAATTATTAAGGAATTATTAAGGAATTATTAAAGAATTATTAAAGAATTATTAAGGAATTATTAAGGAATTATTAAGGAATTATTAAAGAATTATTAAGGAATTATTAAGGAATTATTAAGGAATTATTAATGATAATGATAATGATAATGATAAGGAATTATTAATGATAATGATAATGATAATGATAAGGAATTATTAATGATAATGATAATGATAATGATAAGGAATTATTAATGATAATGATAATGATAATGATAATGATAAGGAATTATTAATGATAATGATAATGATAATGATAATGATAAGGAATTATTAATGATAATGATAATGATAATGATAAGGAATTATTAATGATAATGATAAGGAATATGTTAATGATAAATGTTAATGATAAATGTTAATGAATTATAACATATTT